TTTTTACTACTGGGGCTGCTTGGGATGTAAATGCTGATGCTGGAATAATGTCCATAGATCCAGACTGATCCCAATTAAGGAATACATTTGCTCCCCCACCATTTTCATAATACATTAATTCTATTGTTTTAGGTACTCCTGCTGTGAAGGATATTGGATCAGTTGTAGTTCCTCCGCCACCCTTGTCAACCCAGTCATCTGCTACTAAGACTCCACCAATGTATAGCCTTGTACCATCATCTGCTGTTGCTAAGAATGATATGTTTTGAGTCGTATTGCTAAGAATTGACCCCGTAAATCGTACAATAACATCCTCTGATGGTCCACCTAAGACACTGCCAGAACCCCACTGAAAGTCAATGTTGGGTACATTTGTAGTTACTACTGGAGAGGCTCCCTGGGGTATGTATGGAGAACCATTTTGTCCCAGCACATTATAGACCTGAGCAGTCAAGCCTTCTGCTGCGTGTGCTTTATCAATTATTAAAAGCAGAGGAAATAAAGCAAGGGATAAGACCAATGCTACTCTCAATAACTTTTTAATATTTAACTCCTTATAGTCGTAGTGGTGATATGACTATTAAGGCTATTATATCATTTTATGGTACAAGAAAGGGGGCTAGCACTTGGCTAACCCCCTAAATTGTTGGATTAATTAAGCCTTAACCTTCTTTTGAATCTTAATGACCAAGTTAGTTAGGTAAGTGATTTGCTTCTTAAGAGAAGCAACCAATGTAGCAACTTGTGCAGAAAGTGTTGTAACTGCATCTACTGCTTCTTGTGCCTTTACTGTTGCTGCTTCTGCTGCCTTAGTTGCTGCTTCTGCTGCTTCTGATGCTGCTTCTGCAGCCTTTGCTGCTTCCTTTGCTGCATCTGATGCTTTGTTAGTAACCTTTGCTGTTGCAGATACATCTACCTGACCAGCGATTGGGAGTGTTGTTCCGCCCTTTGCAGTTACCTTAACTTCAGTTTCAGTCAAAGGCATAAATACCTTGAATGTTTTAACTGTTGATGTATCTGTTGTTACAGAAACTCCAGTTAGAACATCTGATCCTGTACCAAATGCGTATGATGAAGTAATTCCACCTGTTGCAAATAAGTTAGCGTGTGTTTTTGCAGACAATGGGAGACCTGCTGCATCTACTGGAGTTACAGTAATTGTTGCTGCCTCACCTGGTAGGTATTCAGCCTTATCAAAAGATAACTTAACTGCTGTGACTGTTCCTTCTACACGAGTAGAAACTAGAGCAGATGCAATTGTTCCAGACTTAACTGTTACTGCAACTCCGCCAGCCTTAACTCCTGTAAGAGTAAATATTGCTTCACCATTTACGATTGATGCTGCTGTACCTGAATCAGATACTACAGAGATATCGCTTGAGTAAGCATTAAGTGTTCCTGCTCCAACTGTAACGCCTGCTGCATCATATGCAACTGCCTTAACTGTTGATGCGTTTGCACCTACTGCGATGACAGATTTAACTGGAGTTGCTACGATTGAAGCAATATCTCCATAGAATGTTACCTTTTCTGTTGCAAGAACTGTACCTGTAAGGGTAGTAAGAGTAATTGTTCCAACTCCTGCTGTACCGTCAGCAAATACACCAATGTGATTGCCTGTAGGGATTACTAATGCACGACCAAGAGCAGTCATAGTTGTAGCATTTGTGCCATAACCAATCATACCTGTTCCTGATACTGTTGCAAGAATTGATTCAGTTGCTGCTCCGCCTGCTGCATTCTTGGGTGTAACAACGATTACCGCTGCTGCATCTGTTGAAGTAGCCTTTGGTGCATAGACTGAAGCATCTGCTGTAGCAGTTGTTACTTCGCCTGAGTTAAGAATTGAAGTTGTTGTTGAAGCAGATGGAGTAATGTCCGCTGCCTTAACTGTAACTGTCCAGGCAACTGATGGACCTGTTGCTGGGCGAGTTGTTAGAATGCGTGCTTCATATGTACCAGCAACTGTAGGTGCGACCAATGAAACTGTAAACTTTGCAGTCACATATCCTGGTGTTCCAACTGTTGAGTTAACATCTGCTGAAAGGCTTCCTGCTGCAATTGCAACTGTAGAAGTTGTTGTTTCAAGCAATGAAAGCGTTGCTGACTTGTTTGAGCCTGAAGGCTGTGAAAAAATAGCAGACAATACAGTTGCTGTATCTGCTGCTGTTTCTGAAATAAATGACAAAGTAACTACCGCAGTCGCAGTTTCACCAGAAATGATTGTATCTGTAGCAGAGTCAATCGTTAGCGTTGGTGCGATTACAGCAGCACTTGTCGGAAGTGCCGTTAGTACGCCAAAGGACATTGCTGCAGCGAGTCCTAGAGCGATTTTCTTAAATGAATTCATCTTTCTCCTTGTTTGTTTGTTTATATTAAGTTGAATTTATCGAGAAAATCCTTAACATCGTTAGGCATTTCCCGATTATCCAATTCTACCATACCCTGTTGCTTTTGTGCAAGTCGGGTTGCCGAACTCCAAGTATGGACATCTATTTCTGTATTATTAGTCTTTGTTGTATGAGAGATAGCCCCAAATACGGCTCCACACACAGCATCTGCTAAGTCTTTAGATTTTTTACGGGGGTGATCAACACGATTCCCCTTCATAATTTTTAACTCAGACATTTCTTCAAGTAAAATTGGGATCATAGGAATCGAAACACGCTCTTCATAAATCATCATAGCCAAATCTTCATAGTGTTTTTTTGCAACAGAGACTGTTTCAGTTCTTATTCCTACCGCCTGCAGTTCATTTTGAATATCAAACGATTGCCAACGGTCAAATGAAACCATGCCAAGATTAAAACCTTGTCTACGTAAGTTCATAATCCATTGCTTAACCTCTGATAGATTAACAGGTCCTTCTGCTCTTGGCTCCCACCAGGCTACTGCATCTACCACGACTATAGGGGCTACTTGTTCATAATCTTTGATTACTTGTATGTTTACCCACTTATCTACGTGAGCAATAGCAACTGCACACTTGTCATGCTTTTGTGCAAGGTCAGCGTGTATATAATAAATTTTATCTTCATCTGGTTTAAAGGTTTCATCAAACCTTCTAAATTGATCTAAAGGATTTCTAGTGTTCATACATTTTTCTAGTTTTTCTTTTTGTTTAAAAAATGCATCAGAGGCATATGTAGGCATACATGCAAAGCGCATCATTGCATCACCAAGGTCTGTGTAAAATGCTAACTTAAAGTCTTCTATCTTACGGGTTGGGTTTACTTCCCAGGTAGGTCTTTTAAATGCATATACCCTTGGAATTTTGTATGAGACTATAGTATCTTCATCCCAGGAAATTTCAAACTGGTTTCCTGGATCATCGTGTGGCAAGTCTTCGTTCATAATAAAAGTATGTTTGCGTTCTATGGTTTCTTTATCGGCAATAACAGATTCATATCTTTGTGAAATAAAGTCACCTTGATAGCGTGGGAATGAAAGCAAAACAACCTTACCAAGATCTGGGAAACGAGAATCTACAGTACCACGAAAGGCTTTATAAATATTATCTGCAGTCTTCCCCTGTTCATTACCCGTGCCAACCTCTGTAGCAAAACCAGAGATCTCATCAAGAACAGCCATAAGCAAGTTCAAACCTTCATGAGACTCTCTTTCTGAGTGTCCAGAATAAACAGTAATTGCTTTGTCAAACTCAATTGAGTCAGCCTTTGCATTGTACTTACCAGCAAACCAAGGTGATTTTTCAATTTTTGTTTTAAAACCTTTAAAGAAAACGTTCTTAGCCTGTTGAGCGTTTACTGCAACGTTAATAATATCAATTGCATCTCCTGCAGGCTTGCCATAATATATTGCAGGGTCTTTAAGGCATAATAGTTTATATACTACGTATGCACATGCTACTGTTGAAATAAAATCTTTTCCACTACCCTTGCCAAGTTGAAGAATAAGTTCATTTTTTGTATATTTATTAAAATGATTTAGTCCTTCTGCTTGCCCCATAAGTTCTATTAAGTCTTCTTTACGATAGATCTGACTCATTGCCTCTACTATTTCATACTGAATATCAGACAGCAGTGGTTGACCAAGATATTCAGGAGACTGAACAAAGGTTTTTACATCTACTGGAGTTTCAATAAAATGGTTTTCTTTTAATACATCAAGAAAATCATTGAACATCGTGGACAATTGTAATCACTTCCCCTTCTTTTGCAATAGAAGAAAGTCTGTGCATAATTAAATCACGTATTTCTGGGTGCTCTGAAGCAACATCTCTAAGAATTCCAATAAGTACTTCTTGCTTTCTTTCAATCTCAACCATCTCTTCTGCAAGTTCTTTGTTCTCAAGAAGACCAGCCTTCTGAAGCATTTCAATTCTAGATTTTTCAATATCCATAACAAGTTTAATAGCCTGAGTTTTTGCACTAAGATTATTAGTCAAACCAGATTCATCAATAACTTCATAAGCCTTTGTTATAAGTTTACTATAGTGTGTGTCTGCTCCAGCAAGAGCCTCTTTAGCACGGGCACGAATAGCATCATTGGCAGAAGCCATGACCTTCCACTCATTAATTAATGCAACAACACGAGTTCTTGGCATATCCAAGTCTTTAGAAATTTTAGTTGGATCTTGACCTTTAAGGTATTCAGTAACAACCTTGTTTACTTCATCAAGGTGTTCTACTAGGTCTATTTCACTTGACATTATATTTACCCTCTAGTCTATTTATTTCATCTTTAATATAGAAGATTGCTTTTTCAAGATCTTGAATTGTTTTTGCTTCATCCTTAAGCCCTGCTCTCCAAAGATACTTAAAGGCATTGCCAATATTAAAGTTACGATGTCTTGTTATTTGAATACATTCAACACCTGAAGGGTCTGTTGTATAGTGTAGTGGATGATTAACTTGATCAACCGTAATGGTTAACTCTGTATGCTCACTCATCTGGTTCATCATCTTCCCAGTCAAATGCTTCTGGTAATCTCTTTAATGCTGTAAGGACATAAGTTATTCCAACGGCACCAGCAATACCGATTCCAATTAAAACCTTTTGCGCTTTATTCATCTTCGTGACTTCCTTAATCCAAATTTAGCAAGATAAACATAGATTGTCTCTACGCTTGCCCCGCACTCTTTTGCAATATCTTCTGGAGATTTTTTATCCATAAGATATCTCTTACGAAGCCAAACCTCTGATGTATATAGTTTACCAGCCATAGTGTTATTTGTCAACCTCACGCTCAAGAACTTCATAGTCATAGGCATTTGAATCTTCAAGAATCCATTTATCGTAACTTTCTACGTCCCACTTTTTTGTATTAATCAATCTTGGTATTAATAGATCTGTCTTTGTTACAAATGATGGTTCTTTTAGTCTTACCCTGTTGTTTGGCTGTATTGCAAAATTACCATCATCTCTTTGAATCACATGTCCACATTTATGTTGACCTGGATTTTCAGAGTATCCATCATCTAGGATATTTGTTTCTGGACTATGCCAATCAAGTGTAAATAAATATGTTCCAGGTACGTTAGTCTTAGACCTATCAATGTATGACATTCTCATATTACTTAATGCTTGAAACTTTGTAACAGAAACGTGAGAACTAAAAGAGTTCCATAAAACAAGATTATGAATTGGTTCTTCTGGAACTCCTGGCTTAGCACAAAAAGCATTTATCGGCATACGCCA